TCAATTGGCTACGAGCGAAAATATGTTGATGCAATGCGTGGTCTTGTCAAGAAAATCTTCGCACCGAACTATAAAGAAGAGTCAATTGAGTTTGCGCGCAAAAAGCATGAACGCAACGGACTTACTCCCGAGCAAGCTTTGCGTGCAGCTAAAGCCGACTATTATCGTTCATGGGGGCATGACATCATTGCAGTAGGTATTTACGGACACATGCTACAAGCCGCATGGTATCTGATAGCACAAGTCCCCTACTTGCTCTTAGGCAGCGATGAAGAAGATAAACTTGGCAGAATCAAAGAAGGCTTGAAGCACGCAGCGTTTGGCCCAATTGAAGGCTTACTCTTCGGTGATATATTAAGCAATGGCGCTAGTGTATTGGCGAATGGCGACATAACCAGTTTCGATACTTGGAAGAACTTTGCATTGCAAATGACTAAGGACATGCCACTTGTGGGCGACCTCGAAAAAGCATTTAAGGAGTTTGGCTATGACGGCGTAGCCGGTATCAACGACATTATAAGCACGCTTATAGAGTGTGGTACAGGTTTCAATCCACAAACGTTCACAGATGCAGTTTGTGCCGTTTGGGATTGGTGTGGCAATGATGCACGAATTTCCAAGGAGTTCTCTTTGATGATGGCTCGTATTGCTCAAGTTCCGCAGTCACAACTTGACAAGGTGTACTTCGATGAAATCAACTGCAATGCAGAGCAAGCTAAGAAGTTGACACCTGCCGAAGTTGCCGAGCGTTATGCTGATTACAAGATTATGAAAGGTGCTGGCATAATGACACCGTTCTATTCTAAAGAGGCACGAGCAAAACGCGAAGACAGCTATAAGGAGAGAGCATACACCAAGATTAAAGACGGATTGGCTTACTATTGGTCAGACGAGGTCAACGAGCAATACGACCAAGCCGAGGCGGACCATAAGGAGATTAAAAATCGCCTAGATGCAATTGATAACAATGACATGGGCTGGCAATCGAACGAAGAACGCGATGCGCTCAGAAATCAAGTTAAAGGCGATCCCAAGTACATCACCTATCTTATGTGGGAAAATTTAGCACAAGGCAGAACGAAATTTAGGGATGAAGTAAGCGCGTATATCAAGAGCAAGACACCGCAAGAGGCGGAAGAACACCGCCAGCGTGCCATTGCGATGAAACCTATTCTTGCAGAATGGGCCAACGCAAATACCCCCGAAGAGCGAGACGCCGCCAGAGCTAAATGGAAAGAGCTAACACAGAGGTAGAACTTATCAAACTAATATGCATGGAGCGAGTTATCTTTGCCCCATGCATATTTACATTGATTAATCATGGCAGAAAAAGTAAAATTAATACCGCTTAGTCGAATCCGCCCAAAGGATCCAGATAGCGAGCTTGACAGCGTTGTACGCGAAAAAAAACGCGGCAGCCGCCGTACTTTCGACATATTGATGCAAGCGCAGCAATATTGGAATAACATGGACCAATTCCGCAGAGACCGCGAGCGCTGCAAAAGATACACCTATGGAGACCAATGGAGCGACAAGATAGACGTTGACGGCAAACTGATTACCGAAGAGGAATATATTAGGCGTGAAGGCAATACTCCGCTTAAGAACAACGTCATTCGCCATACGGTACGATCTATTTTAGGCGTATATCGTGGCCAATGCAAGGAGCCGATATGTACAGCCAGAGACCGAGAAGAGCAATCTCTTAGCGAAACAATGACTACATTGTTGCAATGTAATATGCAAATCAATCGACTGTCAGAAATATATGCACGTTCGTTGGAAGAATTTCTCATCAGTGGCATGGTCGTGCATCGTAAATATTATGGCTGGGAAAATGGTACGCTAGATTGCTGGACTGATGTAGTAGACCCCGAAACCTTTTTTATCGACAACAATATGCGCGATTTTAGAGGTTGGGATGTGTCAATGTTAGGTGAAGTACACGACGTCTCATTTCAAAAACTTTGCAGAAGGTTTGCGAAATCACCGGAAGATACAAAGCGGTTACGCGAGATATATACAGACGCAGCTGAGTCTTCACATATTGTATATTGTGCAGAAAAGTTCGGTTATAGCAGCCTAAAGAATTTAGATTTTCTTTTTACCAATCAACCCGGCCGTTGTCGAGTTATCGAAGTGTGGCGTTTGGAGAGCAAACCGCGATATCAGTGTCACGACTATTGCACTGCAAAATTTTTCAAATGTGAATTAGACGAGTACCAAGAACTTGTAGTAGCTGAAAACGAAGATCGTATCAGACGCGGTACCGCACTTGGTATGTCTATTGACGATATTCCACTCATCAAATCGGAATACTTTCTAGATGAATATTGGTATTACTATTACCTCACTCCGTTTGGAGACGTCTTAGATGAAGGCGAAACACCATACGCACACCAAAGTCACCCATACGTATTCAAGTTTTATCCTTTCATTAATGGTGAGATTCATAGCTATGTAGCGGACATCATCGACCAGCAACGCTACATCAACCGACTTATAACAATGTACGACTGGGTTATGCGAGCAAGCGCAAAAGGTGTGCTATTGTTCCCCGAAGAGTGTTTGCCCGATGGCATGTCAATGGAAGATATTGCAGACGGGTGGTCACGCTTTAATAGCATGATTCTATTTAAAGCAAAAGCCGGTTCAGTCATACCTCAACAAATTTCGAACAATGCAACTAACGTGGGTATAGCAGAGTTGCTCAACGTACAGCTCAAACTTGTTGAAGAAATATCCGGAGTTAACGGAGCATTGCAAGGTAAGACAGGTTATGCAGGCACGTCAGCCGCACTCTATAACCAACAGACACAGAACGCAGCCACCGCATTGTTAGACGTCATGGAAAGCTATGGCACATTTGTTATAGAAACCGCGTCTAAGAATCTCAAGCTCATTCAACAATACTACGATGATAAACGCATCAAGAATATAGCCGGCAAGAACGCATCAGTAGCAATTGACCCGTCAGAGATACGCAACTTAGAGTTTGATGTCTCTATTTCCGAGAGCACATCAACACCGGCATATCGACAAATGGCGACACAAATGCTAATGGAGCTATGGAAAGCGCAAGCGATCAGCACCGAGATGTTGCTTGAACATGCAGACATACCTTATGCAGATGAGCTATTACAAGCTATCAAATCGCAGAAGGCACAACTTGAGCAAGGACAAACGCCCGATGCAATATCGCCGGAATTACAACAACGTGTTGCGCAGTCTGCAAACCAGACAAGCGTTAACAGACTATATAACGGAATCACAGCACCACAAGCAAATGAAGGAGGAATAAGGCAGTAAACAAATGCGGTTGAGACGTGAGTCCCGACCGCATTAATATTTATCTCTTTGTTTTACTAGGCCTACCGCGAACAACGGTAGGTTTTTTATTTACATTCTCAAGCGCCAAAGGGTCATGAGTAAGAGTGGCAATACCTTCAAGATTTTGCTTTGGCGCGGTGTAACCACCGACGCAGTACCGATTTTTTCTTTCCATAGAGTTTCTTGCGTTTGCGGCATGCGTCGACCCACTTGTAATACATTTCAGCTTTACGCACCTGGTCATAAGCAGACAGGTAGCCGTCCCCATTAGCATACGGAGTGAAATAGAACGACTCGTTAATCAAGTGGAACACGCGTGCATCCTGGTTAATATACTTTTTATTTTTTAGTTTGCGGAAGTTGTAGCGATCCATTACTATCAACTTAAGCGATGTCTCATCCGCAGGAAGGACATAATAACGATGGCCGTTGAGTTCGTGTGCCATGTTTGCCTTCTTGATTGCCTCACGATATCGAAGTGCGGCAAAGAATTTTACAAATACATTCATATTGTTATAGTTTTATATTGTAGCCGCCCCTTTTGCGATACGCGCAGAAGGACGGACAGTTTTTTGTCTTGGTTTAATCTTGGGCATATCCATTTCGTGGAAACAGATATGCAACCCAATTGCACGTGTCATCAACAAGTCATCATGCCGACCCACGATAGCACCAAAAGCACCATTTTGCTTGCGTTCGTAACACTCATACTCATTGAGACACTCCTCGTCACGCTCGATATACAAGCCGTCACGTATCACCTTTACCAGCGTAGATATAATCATTGGCTTAGTTGATACGTTGGTGTGAAAGCCATACTTGCGTGGACGGCCTTCAATAATATCTTCCTCCGACTGCTTACGTGCGTATAAGTTGTCATACTCTTCTTTTATTTGATTAAGAATAAAAGAAGACTGATCGCCATCGACGCTGCGCTCTTTGTCGTGCGTTTCCAAAGTGTTGGACTCGATAACAAGTAAGGCGTTGTCATAGAAGGCGGCTATTTGCGCTGCTTTCCACGCCAAGATATCCATGTCAATATGCCCATACCATTGAGCGACAACGACAGGTTTCTCTCCGTCAATCATCATCATCCGATCGAACACGCAGATAACAGACCAGTCAGCTTTGCCCGAGCGACCACCAATATCGACAACGACAAGATATCTATTCGTCACAATCTCATCCTCGTCTATTTCGGGCAAAGCCCACACGCGCAACATACCTTGTGCATCCGCAGAGAACTTGAGATGTTTGAAAGCACCTTTGCCGCTATCATCATCACCATAGACGTCACCCACGTATTTAGGCGGACGACACGACTTGCGCAGTTTTTCAATCTTGTATCTATCAAAGACACGCTCACCGGAGTGCACGAACGCCTCAACATCATCAGACGGATATTCAGACGCCATGTCTCCATGATCGCGATATTTCTTGCGCTCCTCAACATACCAATGAATACCTTCGAGCGTTGCGCCCAATTCCCACAAACGCCACAAATATGCGCCAGGCTCTTCACGATCAGTAAATGCAGTCTCACCGTTGCGGTTCTTGTACAACCATTCTGCAAACTTCGTTAAGTCGTCATCAGTTTTGAAGGGTAACGAATAGAGATCAATATCATACCAAGCGATAAACAAAGCCGAAAATTGAGACGTGCCACGTTTGGCCGCGTCATATTCACGTTGAAAGAAGTTGCCCGTACCATTTGCCGTTGACTCGTAGATAATCATAGTCATAGGTTCAGTGATAAGCACGCCCGAACATGCAGAGCGCACTATGTCTTCCGGTTTCTTGCCGTCAGTTGCTTTCCACACTCCGACCTCCGACAAGTGCACAAGGTTATAGTCGCCGCCACGGCAAGAGTCAGGGTTTTCGGCAGTACCAACTTTAATCTTGCAATTGCGTTGCGGCACACGGAAGATAGCGCCAGACTTACCAACGCCAACCAACTTGCGTTCGTTCTCATTATACGCATCCCCTAGTTGGTGTAGCAACTCAATAGGATAAGCGTTAATCATGCGATCGAACATATCTTTTATCTCGTCAGTACCGCTAGATTGGTGTGCAATGATAAGTGAGTTCAGACCAACTTTGTGAACAAGTTGCAGCCATGCCATGTACATTTGCGACGCAGTAGAGCCACCCCACTGACGAGCTTTAAGGAGCACGAGACGTATTGGCTCTCCATTTGTTCGCTTGCTTTCCAGAAAGGATATGAACTTACGTTGCGGACGAGTAAGGCGGAACAATATATCTTCGCCACCACCCTTCGTTTTGATATAGACAAGCGACGCAGCCCAGAAAGGGAAATCATGCTTATAGCGTATGCGCACGAACATGTCTATTATCTTAAGGCGATCCGTATCATTGCCATAATCATTCGGATAAAGTTTTTTCTGAATCTTTATAAAATCCTTAATTGAGCCGGCAGCAATAAGTGCAGACACAAATCCGTCCTTAAGCATTGCCACAGGCAGCCATTGTTCCTTAAGTGGGAAATCCTTAATAACAACTTTCGTGCGTTCGCCAATAGACCCCAAGCCCGTAATTGGATTTACAGCCTTGGTATTCTCCGCGACACGTCTCGCATTTTGCTTTAGTATAGCATTTACTTCTTTAGACATAGCGGTGTTGTTAATAGTCCGACAATACAGCCAACGACATAGGCATATAGGTGTATCATTCCATTAGTTGAACGAAACACAAAGCCTATTGCGATAAACGCAATGAACCAAGCATGAAAGAGCAACTTGTTCTTTGCGCGTGCGGAGCTAAGTCCACATAGGGCATACAGCACAGCAGACAGCCCAACTGTTGGGACCGATGAAAGTAACAATGAAGGAACAGAGAAAGCAATGATGAAAGAAAGCGCCAAGTTCGTAATGCTAATATCATATACAAAAGCGATTGCGACCAAACACCAAGCATTCACCAATACGTGAAACCACGATGCATGAAAGAACGAATATATAAGACGTTGCAATAACGGGCAGTGTGCATATATGCCCAGGCTATGCCAATCCGTAGGCACAGCCACCACAGCATATAACAGCACAATCACGACCGCTAACGCCAAACTAATATTCTTCGCATGTGCATTCGTGCCCATTCTTTCTTTGCCTCGTTAATTATAGTTTTTGCAGAGCCCGAAGATAAGTAGAACTTTGGCGCCGGTGAAGATATTACTTGCTCCACCGCATCACCAAGAGACAACTCCGGATGTTCCTTTTTAAGAGCCATAGTGCGATTGAATATTTCAACGAACATTTCACGCTTATTTGGGCGCATAGTAGACAGATTATCTTTGCCACTTAGAATAGCAATGACAACCGAACAGGCACGTTGTCGACTTACGTAAAAACGACTTGCCGACATATTCACAATATCTTCCAACGCTTTTGCTTTTTCTATCAATCGGCAATTAGCTATGTACGTACGATAAGCACGTAGCAGATCAGCCTTGCGTTGGTCAGCGTATTCGGATATACAACCGTGGGGCTTCATCTAGGACTATATTTTTAAGTTTGTACCTACACAAAAATACACAATTCACGCGGTACAAGTTATCGCAAAAGCGCACGCCAAACGACCTATATTTGTGCAGAATTATAATTTAACTAAGCTAAATATTGATATATGGCTGATACACAACAAACTAAAAGTAATCGCGACCGACTACTCGAACGCATGAAAGGCAAGTACCCCGACAAGTCTTTCGATGATGACGAGGCTTTATCGGGCCAAATTAATGACGATTACGACGATTACGACCGAAGAATTTCGGAAGGTCAGGACCGCGAAAAAGCGTTCTCCGAACTCTTCACCAATAATCCGAAGGCCGGACGACTTATGATGGATTGGAAAGACGGTGTTGACCCTGCTGTCAATCTTGTGCGACTTTATGGTACCGACATCAAAGACGCAATTGACGACCCGGAGAAACAAGAAGAAATTGCCGCTGCAAACAAAGAGTACATGGAACGCGTAGCTAAAGAGAAAGGCTACGAGGAAGAGTACCAGAAGAACCTGGCAGAATTGCCGTCAGTTCTTGATGCAGCGCAAAAGAAATTCAATGCATCAGACGATGAGATTGATAAGGCTATGGAACTCATCATGCAACAAGCTAAGTCTGCAATGCTTGGTAAGTTCGAAGAGTCAACAATCGAATCGGCATTGAAGTCTATTCGTCATGACGGAGACGTTGAGCAAGCGCAACAAGAGGCAGAGATCCGCGGACGTAACGCCAACATTGAGGCGAAAATCCGCCGCAGTAAGAAAGGCGACGGCACCAATCCTTTCAGCTCATCCGGATTGCCGGCTAGCAGCAGCCCGTCTCAAAATCTTGGGGCACTCGACCGTATGTCTACCGACGATGATATTTATGCGCGTGGCGGAGGTTTCAAGCGCACTAAACATAGCTAATCTTTTATTTACTCAATAACCCAATCTTTAAATTATGAAATTAAAAAAATTCGCGAGATTACTCGCAAGCTTGACACTGTCCCTTGTGGCAATGGTTGTCGGTGCATCATCCGGAGTTATGATGGCCGATGGTACAGCACCCCTACCCGATGGCGGTATTTCTAACTCCGGTGCAGACGGTACCGGTGGTAATGACGGTATTGCAACCGAAACCGCTGGCCGTGAAAATGGTGATGACAACTTCTACTCTAAAGAAGTTGACGACCGCATCATCAAAATTCGTCCAATGGCTACTCCGGTAGACCAAATTAGCCGTTACGCCAAGGCACAAAAGACCAGCTCTTTTGAGGTTAAGTATTATAGCGTTGGCACACGTCCCGTAACTTGCCGCACCTCAAAAGCGTTGACAGCTCAAACCACTGGCGCATCAGTTTCATTGGACGTAGACGACCCCAGCTTGTTTACTTTGGATGATACTATCCGCGTTGTGGGCGTTAAAGCGGTTACCAATTACAAGGGCGTTGCTTATAACCAAGACAGCGAAAACACCCCTGACCTCGTATTGTGTGTTTGCGGCCGTAACGACTCTACCAACCAACCCACAGTGTACGCAGTCAATGGTGTTTACGATGAAACAAGCAAGTCTCCAATCTTTGTACCGGCTATCCCTGCCGGCACTACTTTAGTACGTATGGGTAAAGCTTGTGCAGAACTTGACGCACAAACAGGTCGTTTCAACAATATCCCGACATCAGAAATCCAATATTGCCAAAACTTCATGTTGCAAATCGAACAATCAACCTTCGATAAGATTGCAAAGAAAGAAGTCAATTGGTCATTCTCTGATCTCGAAGAAGACGGTATCTACGACATGCGTATCTCTCAAGAAAACTCATTCCTTTTCGGCGACAAGAACAAAATCAACCACACCAGCAAAAATGGTGGTGACACTTGGTTTACAGGTGGTATTTGGTGGATGGCAGGCAAAGACATCGAAATTGGCGAATGGGATGCAGAGAAAGGTTGCGCAGTCATTTCAGATGAAAACCTTGTTGACATCTCTAAAGACCTCTTCGTTGGCACCGGCTTGGGCAACAAACAGAAAGTGCTCCTTTGCGGTTCAGATGTGCTTACCGCATTCTCTAAGATTAAATCAGAGAAATTCCGTCTCAAAGATACTGTCGAGAACTGGAACCTCAAATTCAAATCTTGGGATACTGACTTTGGCGAAATCCTCACTATCCATCACGAACTCTTCGACCTCAATGGTATGAGCGATTGCGCATTTGCACTTGATCCCTCTTACTTGTCAAAGGCTACACACTCATCATGGCACCGCAGTGTACTTGACCTTAAGAAGGCAGGTATCCGCAACACCGATGCAGTCGTTATCAGCGAGATCAGCTGTCTCTACCTCCGCTATGCGAAGGCACACGCACGTCTCCGCCTTGCTAAAGCACCGGCCAAAGCGTAAGCATTGATAGTATAGTTTTAGTGTGATTTTTAGGGCGAGGCAGCACCACGCAGTCTCGCCCTTTTTCAAAAAGATACAACAATGAAAAAGAAATATATAGCCAATAGTCAAATTGCTATTAATGTTGTTTTGCCGTCAGGCAAGAGTGCACACGTTGCGTTCTCTTCAGTGACAGGCGGCAGCAGTATATTCTACACCGAAGACGAGCAACTGCAACAAGCAATTGAGAGTCATTATCGCTATGGCAAGCTCTTCAAAGGTCAAGAGGTCACAGAGCCGGAGATCGTGGAAGCAGAAGAGCCCGAAGAAGAGAAAGGTCCGACTATTGTCAATGTGTCAGACGTTGACGCAGCCAAGGACTATCTAAGCGAAAAGTACGGAATCAGTAGAACAAAACTCAAGACCGTAGCCGCCATTAATAAGGCAGCCGCAGCAAACGGCATTGAGTTCAGTTGGGAAGAATAAACCGATAAGCTATGGCAATATCACGCATCAAGGGAGGGCAGATACTCCGTGACGTTCGTATCGCCATGGAGCTCAATCCCAAGACTACACCGCTGACAGATGTCGGCGATGTCGGCACTTTGGCACTCAACGACATCATCACCTCTAAGATACTTGACGGCATTATTGCAGTTGAGAGTGTTGCCCCTATTCGATTGCTCGACTCAAGCGATGTTAATATAAGCGATCCGGTGTTTTACAAAGACCTACCCTATTCGGGCTATGTCATACTACCTGAGAACGTCATGCGCTTGATAAGCTTTAAGATGTCGGACTGGCTAAGGCCCGTAACGCAAGCTATCAACGAGACAGACGACCTCTATCTTGCGCAGCGTGCGGACGTGAAGGGAGTCCGAGGCAACTACCAAAAGCCGGTATGCGCGATAGTTCAGAGCAACTATGGCCCAATCCTGGAGTTTTACAGTTGCAAATCCGAAGACGCAACAGTTGCGACTAAGGTTTTTCGCGCATATCCGACAATCGACAGCGATGGCGGCGTTGATATATCAGCCAAGTGCTATCAAGCAGTGATTTATTACATTGCCGGTTTGGTTTTCTCAACATACAACGATACCGAGCGAGCAAACACTATGTACCAACTAAGTAAAGCAGAATTAGAGAATGTCAAGTGAGTACGAAGACATACCGCAGTTTGACGACGTTGAAGACCTCGACACCTCGAAGTTTGACGAGTCGCAGTTGGAGACGGTGACAACCCAATCCGACGCAGACGAGACAACAAACATCAAGGAGACCGAAGAAGTCGCAGAGCAGCATTCGGCACGCGATGAGATATACGACAACATATCGCAGTGGGAAGGCTACGCAGACAGCGACACAAGCAATGGTCAAACGGTGGAGTCAGACCTCAATGTAGATAAGCACCTCAATGTTGGCGGCAATGCCGTCATCAATGGCAGCACCCTACACAAGAAGGACGTACTTATTGAAGGTTGGTTGGTTGCTCCCAACATTTGGAAACTCAAGGAGACCGTAGCGAAGGTACTCAACGACAACCCCCTATATATGGTTATCGACATCGAAGACGGAGATAGCTTTATTACCTGGGGAGAGACCAAGCGTATCATTTGCCGTGTATTCCGTGGGTTTACAGAGGAGACCGAGAACGTCATCAGTTGGTCTATTAAACGCGATAGCGGAGTAGAGCAAGACGATACAGCATGGAGACTCAAAGCCAAGGCGAAGAACTTTGCCGGCATGATCGACATTTGCTTTAATGATGATGAGAACGACCTGGGAGGAACAGACGCCAACAACTCAACGACATTCACTATTGTAGCTAAACTCGCAGAGACAGAATCAGTAACCGGTGAACTAATCTATTAGATTATGCTTAGTAGTAAAACAAGAATCCGCAAGAACTTCGAGCCGTTGACCGTGGCAATATCAGTGTATTGCACCAGCCCTGCATCACCACTGACACAGACCTTCAACGGTTACAATTCGGAGTACGAGCCCAACAGACAGCTGACACCGACAGTTATCTATCCGGACGTTGTAGCCAGCGCGTCAGACGGGTCATGGTCCGACACCGATGTCAACTCACTCTTGGCAAACATCCAATGGTTGGTAGACGGCAAGGACATCACAACCGACTCGACATGGGCGACATACTACGAGATACTGACAACGGGCAGTGACCGCGGCACAATCAAGATATACAAGAACGTGCCACCAGGCACAACGTATCGCTTGCAGTTCAAAGCTACGCTGTCAGATACGCGACTCGGAGTCAACATCCCGATACTCTCCGATGAGATTATCTTGTCGACATCAGAGAAGTCAGACGACAGCTTTAGCTTGGCTATCAAGGACGGCAATGTGATTGAGTACGACCCACTCAAGGACATGCACGCATTGTACGAGTACTTGATTGCGCACGGCATATCTGCTCAAGACTCCGAAGTCGGATCATACCAGCACACGATACCCATCACACTCTTTAAGGGCACAACGGCACTTGATGCAAGCGAGTACACAATCTCTGTATTTCGCGTTGAGAGTGATGGTAGCTTGACACGTTTGGGACCACCCACAAGTGAAGTCTTGGCGTTCTCACCGACATACATTATTATGGACTTCCGCTTGATAGAGCAAGCCGACTACATTGTCAAGGCATACAGCCAAGGTAAAGAAGTGGCGTCACTGCAATACAGCGTGAACCGCGTCTATCAAGCCTATACTATCCGACCCACCAACGGCACCGACATACACCCCACCGACAAACAGCGTTACGACGAGGCAATGGTAAGCGCCGACGGCAATATCGTTGAGTACCCTGGCCGTATATTCCGCATACTATGGTACACGGACAGCGCATCTAACCACGGATGTTCGCACAACGAGGGCGATACGACATTGTTCAATCTCGACAAGACAGGCATAGGCGACACCGCCGACGACTGTTACCTGGACGTGTATTGCACAAGCGAGTATAAGGAGCCGTACCAGGTAGCGACAGACGACAGCGGAGAAGTCTTAGTTGACGAGAATAATAACGTGCTAATTTTCAATTGATAAAATATGAAGTACATTATCGCATCAGAGAAGGCTATAAAATCGCAAGGCTGGAAACCGGCAACGGGCCGCAGTCGTGACGGCTATGTAGTCATCAATGAGAACGAACTCCGTTATCGTTATCACGACACAACCTTTGACGAGGCACTAAGGCTCGTTGAGGGCTATCTTGTTTCAAGTGTTACGGCACTCGACTTCGTGCATGGCCGTAAAGATTTAACGACAATCCTTAATGAATTAGATAATGAGTAGTAGTCAATATTCTGCGCAAGGCTCAATCACAATCAAGCGCTTGCGCAATGGCGACAGCCTATTTATATCGCTCGACCTCAATGGCGTGCCACTCTACCAAGGTATTGACCCGACCACGGGCAACCCGTCACCGAACTGGAAGACAGCCGAGACAAAGCCGGTTATCACGCCCAAAGTGACATCCGTTCGTGGCAACAACGTGGCGCGATCATCAAGCCAATGGTCATACAACGGAGTGCTCTTGCTGTTCACGGGCGAGACAACAACCGATGGCGTGTGGCGCAAGGACTCGACAGGCAAGTTTCAGATTTGCTTGAACAACGGCACCGCAGACGAAGGCGCGTTGAGAATCATCGACAACCTAGCAGAGGCGGACGCAGTAGCCAATGGTCAACTGACATATAGTTGTGTGGCAACCGTTAGCGGTACCAACTACAATCTGAGCAAGAGTATTGATGTGATTATCCAATCTATTGGCGCATCATCATACTATGGTTATGTTACAGCCGGCACTACAATACTCGAAGAAGGTACCGACTCTACGAAACTTACAGCGAAGTTGTTACTCGATACTCAAGACGTGACGACAGGCGTCTATGTCAAGTGGTACAAAGACTCCGAACTTTGGACTCCGGAAGGAGAAGGAGAAGGCAAAGGAGGCGCAACCGCAACCGTTACTCGCAGTGATGTTGACGGCACGCAGCTTTTCATTGCCGAATTCTACATACTCGCGACGAACCAGAATGCACCGTCGCTAAGCGACACACCCGTAGCACGAGCAGGTATCTATATTGTTGACTCATTGGACGACTTCAACATCAATCTCGCTATCACCAGCACCAACAAGGAGGTGACAGCCACTGAAAAGGTCGTAGTCCAAGCAACGATTATCAACACGCGCACCAATACCACGTTCACACCGACCAATGGCGCGACATGGGTAATGTCAGTGATGGACAAGGACACGTGGGAGGCTATCCGCGTGCGAGGTACCGGCAACACCGAGGGAGACGGGATACCTGGCAATGTGATATACGTAACCACGGCCGAGACCGACCGCAACGACAAGCTAAACGATGTCGAAGTGGTAGCCGAGGCGACGTGGAGTTAATAACGATTATAATAAGGTAAAAAAGATATGAAAAGTTTAGGTACAGCAACTTTAGTCACGTCAGCATTACTGACTAACGCTGTCTTTATTGAGGTCGACGGAGCGATACGTCGTATCACTCTTGACAACCTCATGAACGTAATTAACAGCGGAGACGAAATGTTGTTACGTCAGGTTGCATGGGGCGTGCCGATCAAGCAGAACGCATCAAGCCAGGCGTGGGGCACAGTAGGCAACACCGCCATGCGCGATGAATACGAGGCGCAGTGCGGCCGTTATCTCGTCACCACAGCCGGCCGTGCAGCCAAGCTCATGAAGACGAACTCCGGTATATATGCCGACGGAACCACGCTCGACGAGAGCAAGGGCAATGTGATGTTCATTGGTCCACGACTCTACTACGTAGTCAAGACGGACGCCGCATCCGCTATCCCGATTGTGTGGTTCTCGCAACTGCCCATTGGCGGCCACTACATTGGCACTGCCGGCGAAGGCGGCAAGTATATTTGTATTGGCGCGTACAATGGCAGCATGAGTGGCAGCACACTTGTTTCTCGTTCTGGTCTAGCGCTTTCAACATCCAACACACCAATCACCACATATTGGAGCTACGCACGAAATAACGGCAACGATTGGGGCTTGACTAACTACGACCATGTACGCTACATGGCAATGTTAGCACTAGGCCATTATGGTAATCCCAATATCCAAAGTTGTCTCGGTAATGGCCTATGCGGTAATGGTAATAACTGGACGCAAGCATCTGCACTCACCACCGGCGCAACTAAGGCCTACGGTGATACGTGGTCCAAGGTAGATATCACGTCAACCGCAGTAAGCGACGCGTGCCACGTCAATATGCTAGGCGTTGAGAACTGGTATGGTTGGCAATGGCTATTTATCCAAGGTGTTTTCTTTGGCACATCAGCCAACTCCGCGCAAGACGGCAGTGAGATATACATCTACGAAGGTAACCGTATGCCATCATCATCAGAGCTGACTACACACCCGACAGGCAATTACAGGCAGCTTACACGTAAGACGTCAAGTATGCAGATTGGACAAGTAATCGCCGGTGAATACTTTGACTTGTTCCCGACAGGCAGCGCAGGCGATGCATCATCGTATTGGGGCGACTACGCGTATGCGTCCGCTACAGGCCAAGTGCTCCTTTGGGGCGGCCGTGCGTACCACGGCTCGGATTGCGGTGTCGCTTGCTCGAACTCGACTTACGGTTGGTCGCTTTCGTCCTCGACCCTCGGGGCTCGCCTGGCGTATTACGGACCCTTAACATTTGTTAATGGCAAAGACATTTAATCAACATTTTTAATTAACCATTTCGGTAACTCATAACAGAACATTGACATTCTGAAAATACTCTCAAATCCGCAGTCTCATGGGCGCACGCAGTGCGCCGGCGCTCAACGAACGTTAACGCACTTCGGGCCCATGATAAAGCGACAGCCGATTGCGGTAGGCGGAGGAGGTGTTGTGCTCCTTTGGGGCGGCAATGCGAACAACGGCTCGAATTGCGGTGTCGCTTGCTCGAACTCGAATAACGGTTGGTCGAATTCGAACTCGAACATCGGGGCTCGCCTAACATATTTAATATAGAGACCTCCAAGCCTTGACCCTGCATGTTAATCGTTTCGATAGTGCAGCGTAGTGTTGGCAACAACACGATGTCAAAAAATAAATGCAGAGAGCTGCTTTGGCAAGCGGTTTACATGGCAAGTAGCGAAGTCGAAAGCTATGGGCGAATCAAAATACGCCAGCATAGGCGTTTGATTGGATATTATGGGCTGCGCAAGCCCCACCATGTTAGGCACACATTATTATATATAGAGTATCACAGAATGGCAAACAAACATATCAAGAGCATGTACAGACTCACTGACATAGATTGGCGATCAATGACACCGGAGCAGATTGACGCGACACTCGCTACCGTCATAGGGAGATACGAGCAACACGTCACGCAGTTAGGGCACCGGCCCAAACGCGAGAGCTACGTTGTAGAGCGCATTGCCACAATCGACAACCTACGAGCTGCATCAGTGCGAGCAGCCAAAGGTAAGGGTAAGAAACGCTACGTCAGATTGCACATGCGCAACCAGGAGACAGAACTCCGCCAGTTACAACTTCTTATACTAACTCTAAGCCTACCACCGGTAGAGTACAAGACCGACACCATACGCAGTGACGCAAACAAGAAACGCGACATTATCAAGAAACATTTCTATCCCTGGCACATATTAGACCACGCAATTATGCAAGTCGTAGGGCCGCGAATAGAACACTCACTGATATATGACAGCGTTGCTTGCATCAAGGGTAAAGGACTACATTTTGGCGTGCAGCGCATAAAACGTGCATTCCGCGACTATCCCGAGATGCAATGGTATTGGAAGTGCGATGTCAAGAAGTTCTATCAATCCATTGCTCATGAACTGATACGTGAACGCTTTAAGCGTATTATCAAAGACCCGAACTTTTTCTACCTGTTAGATCATGCAGTTCTGTTCTACGAGTCACCGGACTATATAATCCAACAGGTTGAGCAAGAACGACAGAGAATTAGGTATATCAATCGGAGGTTACCCAAGTCAGTACATAGGGAATTACTCCATAGCGGACATCGACCACGTGATGAAGACCACGTGCAAAGTGTACCTTCGCTATTGTGATGACACAATGGGCATGGCGCGTACAAAAGCAGAGGCACGCCAAGCTCTTACTAAGTTCATTACTATGGCAACCCAACGAGGACTTACAATCAAGCACGACGCAGTTGTAGCTCCCATTGGTAGAGTGAATAAAATTAATAACAGAAAACGCAAACGCAGCCACAAACACCATGCCACGCGATAAAGGACATATCGACATGTTAGGTTACACTTTTCTCCCGACCCATGTCAAAATGCGCAAACGCATCAAACAGAACTTCGCAAGACGTTGGAAGAACGCCAAGAGCGAAAAGCGCCAACGCGACCTATTAGCATCATATTATGGTTGGTGCAAGTGGGGCAATTGCCACCGAATCTTTGAAACGATCACAGATATGAGTTTCAACGCACTTGGAATCAAACCCCAAATTACAACTAAAGACGGCAGACGCTTTTTAGACGGCAAGTCCGTCAGCGCTATGACAATACTTAATATGCCTATCAAAATAATAGACTTCGAGACAGGAGTAAAGACGCGCCACGGTGAAGGCCGTTATGCTATCCTTATCGAGGTTAATGGCGAACAAGTCAAGATTATAACTAATTCAGTTACACTCAAGAGCCAATTAGACCAAGCACGCCAGATGCAACAAGCAGGTCAAAAGGTATTCCCAATAGAGACTAAGATGCACCGACGCGAACTTGGTAATAATAAACACGACTTTAATTTTGAATAACACATATATATATTATGAAGACTGTAGGATCATTCGAGGCTAATATACCCGAAGACGGTATCAACCTCATCCAGGAAGGCGCATTGTTGCGAATCTTTTTCGACTTCGAAAAACGCGAGCAACAGCAGAGCGAAGACGACGACATGCAGCACCAAGAACAACCGGACCTCTACGAGGCTTACAATGTTGACGTGCCGGCACCATTCAACTATGGCAATATCGTCAGCGCCATTGTCAATGACAAGTATAGCGCAGACGACGTGCAAGCACTTAGTGCCAACGTCATGGAGGCACGCGACACCGACAGCGACCTCACAGACGAAAAGCGCCAAGAGTATCTCACCGAGTGGAGCGACTTCCAAACTTGGCGACTCAAAGCCAAATCAATCGCCAAAGCAGTAACCGCTAAATTGTAAGCAGCATGGCAACAACGATGAAAGCGCAAGGCCATATCACGATCCGCCGCCGACCCAACGACGGCGAGGACGGTGTGGCCTATGCCGTACGCTTGTCTAGCTCTCAAGTGATATACAGCGCGGTTGACGGCAGCGTGACGTCAGGTAACCTTACATTCAGTGTTACGCGCACCGAGGGCAAGACAATTGAACTCATACAAAACGCAGCCCAAGCCAAGAAGTACGGGCTATCTATATATGTGTATATGGACGATAGCAAGACGTCGACGACGGACTTATTGGCCGTTAATGTGCGCACGCTTACTGTTAACAAGCTGTCATCAGTGCATGGGGTTAGCATATCTGTTAGTGATACTACGGCGACAATTAAGGTACAAGAAAAGTTTGCATTGCTTGTAATGCTTAACGGCACCGAGATAGACCGACAATACGTTACGCTTGTAGCAGACGCGCAAGAAGTAGCAGACGGAGTGAAGGCAACGGGTATCGACATCAGCGAAGGCACTATCACTCTATATGCGGACAGCGTAGTATTCGCTAATCGCAAGGACGGCACAGTCAAAGCAACATTCAATCTATTCAACGATGACGGCTACCTCAATATCGGTATTATCAACGTTGACGAGCTATCTACCAACTATGTCAAATGCAAACGTCACTTTAATAAGAACGAGAGTACAGGCTTATCCGTTGTTGAGATAAGCCAATCCACAATCATCAGCGCTATCAATAGATTGGGCGATGGTGCATTTGAGACATTCCACGCAACAAAACTCAAGAAGTCGATACCCAACGGAGTTGGCACAACGACCTCATACGAAGAGAACCCGTCATTGCGAATCGTTACCGAAGAGATCACAATCAACGGCACTACATATACAGCGTACATCCAAGCTTTTGACACCGACGGCACACTTGTTGGCGCATTGACAAATAAAGGTTGGATTACACCGGCAAGCGACGCTGTGACCTATACACCCATACAAGTTGCTGTCAAAGAAGGCTCTCTTATTACGGAGGCCCAAGCCATGCTCTTAACGGAGTACAACAGCGTGACGTATTATCGCATCAAGTCATCAAGTACAGATACCAACGGCAAGATATCCACTAAGAAGGACACGAGTGGAATCATCACAGCCACGTCAGCCGATATAGTTATGTACTCTCCTACCTACATGACTAAGAATAAGTTATCGACAAGTGGTACAGCGCTTACAACAGACGGGCCAAGTGATAGCGCAGATCATTCACGCACTCGCTATACGATATATACCAATGGCGCAGTTGTCGTTGATACATTTAATTTTTAACTAACATATTACAACTATGGAAGAACTGCAAAATGTTACGGAAGTGGCTAAGGGTATCACCGACTATGGCATGTTGGCAGTTACCGCAGCCTTCTTTCTTATTCTGTCAGCCGCGATGATGATCGCGTGCTTTAAGTGGCTCAAATCACTAATCAGCCAAATCACAGAGCGCAACGAGAAAAGCTTTGAGTCTCTACTCAACGCCACCAGCAAGCAGAACGACATGCTTGCCGACATTGCCGAAGGTCTTCGACCGGAGACCCAGCTCCGCATCAAGAACACGACTAACACGTACTTCGACCTAGCAGCCGAACGAGTGTGCAGAATTATTCGCAAAGTACGCAAAGAGAATCATATCGTAGACCACGATGCAACAATGTCTAAGATTAATACTCTATTGCTCAATCTTCACGAAGACCGCAACAGCCGTTTCGACAGCTACACCTTCCGCGGCAAGCGCTTGACAACATACACATCAGCCGAATGGGTTGACTGGGTTGCCGAGGTCGTCGAGAAGGAAGTGTACAACGAGAAGGAGAACCTTGAGAGAACTTACACCAACGTGCAAGCAGTATATGAGAAGATTAAACTTGATTTTTACCACCGACTAAATAATTAGATATGGCACAGATTAATACATTAATCCCATTCATCCTGTACATGGAATGCAGCGTGCCGCGATCATATCTCAATAAGTCACTTGACGAGATATTTGAACGCGCCAAGAAAAGCGGTTACTCCAATGACAAGGACGATTCCGGCGGCGCTACAATGTGTGGCGTCACCATTGCCACCTACACAGCATACCGCAAGAAGAAAGGCTATAAGTCCACGACCATTGCAGACCTCAAAGCAATCACTTTTGACGAGTGGCGCGACATCATGAAGACCGGCTATTGGGACAAGTGGCAAGCAGACGATATCCAGAACCAATCACTTGCCAACATACTCGTCGATTGGATATGGATGTCGGGCAGTGTCGCTATCACAATACCGCAGCGCATCCTGGGAGTAAAAGCTGACGGCGTTGTCGGGCCCAAGACATTGGCAGCGCTCAACGCAGCCGACCCACAACAGACATTCAACTTCATCAAGCAAGCGCGTATCAACCAAGCAGAAGACGCAATCAAGGCAAAGCCGGCAAAGAAGAAATTTCGCAAAGGTTGGTACAGACGGTTCAATTCAATCACATTTGAGGGACTACGTTATGACCTGGATGCATAAGGCGCTAATAATAGCAGTTGTCAGCGTACTCGCCTGTACAGCATGCCACACTAGCAAGACAACCGCCACAGAAGACACAACCGTAGACACCGAGCAACTTTTTGCAAGGACTAACACCGCGCACCAACTGGAGCACAACACCCAGAGCACTGACACCGTCTATGTCTCCGACAGCACTATTGTTGTTATCGACAACGGCAATGTCTATAAGTCAAGATACCGCGACACATACCGATCACGAAACAAGACAGACACCTTGCGGCTCTCCGACACAACCACGGTGTACGTATATAAGAATAAGATAAAGAAACGCACAACCACGATAACCAAGCAAGCGCAGCTCACAACATGGCAGAAGTTTAAGCTAAACACATACACATACCTCGCAGCACTCACCGCCATACTTGCCGCAGTTGTCATATATCAGAACCGCAAGACCTTCAACAAATATTTGCGCAAATAGCGAAAAAATTGTATATTTGCCGCGTACAAACCTGCTGATTCTGTGGTTTTTGGTACTAGTTTGTTACTCAATTTATAGTAAACGTCAGTAACACGATATGTATCAATAATTTACAAAAGCACTTAAAATTTGCCGCGTTAAACTGCAAACAGCATAAAGTTAACCTAAATACAAAGCCAAACATAATATTAAACTTTATATACCAACAACTACCAAGTTATGGCAGAAAAAAATGAAAAATTGTTTGACCAA